CGATATAGCGTAGCGTCTCGTGGGCTCGGAGATGTGTATAAGAGACAGGTCACGCTAATGACTGGTGCCGTTATCAGGCTATTCGGAGCCGATAACGCTGACGCTATCCGAGGCTTGGGCTTTGATGGGGTGGTGGCCGACGAGTTTGGCGACTGGAAGCCGTCTGTGTTCCCGTTGGTTGTGCGCCCGGCTCTATCCGATAAACAGGGTTGGTTTGTGGCAATGGGAACTCCCAAAGGCCGCAACAGCTTTTATGACGTTTATGCCCGAGCGCAGAAAAGCTCCGAGTGGTTCTGCATGACGCTGCCAGCCGATAAATCTGGCTTGCTGCCGCCTACCGAGCTGGAGGCTGCCCGCGCCCAGCTTACGGAAGATCAGTTCGCCCAAGAGTATCTATGCAGCTTTGACGCCGCCATCGTGGGTGCCTTTTATGGCATCGAGATGCGTCAGGCTATGGATCAGGGCCGCATTAAAAATGTGCCGTATGATGTTGAAATCCCTGTTTACACGGCATTTGACTTGGGATATAGAGACGATACTGCCATTTGGTTTTATCAGGTTGTCAGGGGCGAGATTCACGTTCTGGATTTCCATGCGTCTAGCGGATCAACAATCGAGGATTTGGCGAAGGTGGTGCTATCAAAGCCATATCGCTATGGAAAGCACAATCTCCCGCATGACGCCCGCGCCAAGACTCTGGCTAGTGGTGGCAAATCCGTCATCGAACAGATGGCGAAGTTTTTGGGTATCAGCAATCTCGCCATCGTCCCAGACCTGTCAGTTCAGGACGGAATCCAGGCAGTCCGAATGATGCTGCACCGCTGCTGGTTTGACGCCGATAAATGCGCCGATGGGCTAGAGGCATTGAGGCAGTACCAGCGGGAGTACGACGAGGATAAAAAGGCATTCAGGGAGCGCCCGGTTCACAACTGGTGCAGCCATCCCGCCGATGCGTTTAGAATGCTGGCGATTGCATGGCGCGAGGAACCACAAGCATCCCGCCCGCTTCAGCCAAAACCCCTCATGGTTGGCCCAGAAAATGAGGTTACATTGAATGAAATGTGGGCCGCGCATGAAAGCCAGCCCAGAAGGAGTCGAATATGAGTCTGCCAGTTTCAGTTAGCCAGAACTACAAAAACATCACCGCCACCACCACGGTCTACACCGGATCGGGTAGCCTGTACGGTATTTTCGTGTCCTCGGCTTCAAGCACGCCGACCATCAAGGTCAGCGATAACTCAGGCACGCTGGTCAACACCTTCACCCCTGCCGGTGCGACCTTCTATCAGATTCCGGGCCGGTTCAATACGTCGCTGGTTGTGACTATCAGCGGCACCGTTGACTGCACCGTATTCTGGTCGTAAGCCATGACTGCCGCGTGGACTCGCTCGGAGGGTAAGAACCCCAAGGGCGGCCTGAACGCCGAAGGCCGCGAGTCATATCACCGTGAGACTGGCGGGACGCTCAAGCCTCCCGTTAAGTCTGGCGACAATCCACGCCGCGCTTCGTTTCTCGCCCGAATGGGCAATATGCCGGGGCCGATGGAAAAGAACGGCAAGCCTACCCGCCTAGCTCTGGCCCTTCGCGCTTGGGGCGCCCACAGCAAGGAAGAAGCCCGCGCAAAGGCTCATGCCATTAGCGCAAGAAATAAGGATTAAACATGGAACCAATCCGCACCCCCGGCCTTGAGAAATATCTCGGCATTGTCGCTGGCTACGATGGAGAGTTCGCCAAATGGCAGGCTCGTGTTAAGAAAATCCTAAAGCGGTATCGGGACGATACCCGTGGCCAGACCGGCAACGAAACGGCCAAGTTCAACATCCTGTGGTCTAACGTCCAGACGCTCATCCCCGCCGTCTATAGCAAGCTGCCAAAGGCTGACGTATCCCGCCGGTTCGGTGACAACGATCCCATTTCCCGCGTCGCATCAAACCTGATCGAACGCGCAGTAGACTTTGAGATTGAACACTACCCCGACTTCCGCAACACCATGAAGCATTGCGTCGAAGATCGGTTCCTCGGTGGTCGAGGTGTGGCATGGGTGCGCTACGAACCCCATGTGGCCCCGCAGGGCATTGGCGATGACGGGCTGGAAGTTACAGAAGATATTGAGTCCAACGAAGCGCTAGAGGGTCAGCCGGAACAGATCGAATACGAATGCGCCCCCGTGGATTACGTCCATTGGCGCGATTTCGGCCATTCTACGGCCCGCACATGGGAAGAAGTTACTTGCGTCTGGCGTTGGGTCTATATGGGCTACGACGCCCTTGTAGAGCGTTTTGGCGAGGAGAAAGCCAAGAAGATCCCAATGTCGGAAGGGCCGGAACCGCTGAACGCCTACAACGAGCAGAAAAAGAGCTACAACAAGGCCAAAATCTGCGAATTGTGGGACAAGGAAGCTAACAAGGTCTATTGGTTTAGCAAGTCCGTCCCTGACTTTATCGACGAACGCGACGATCCGCTGGGTCTTGAGGGATTCTTCCCTTGCCCGAAGCCGCTGTATGCCACCACCACTAGCGATAGTTTGGTGCCGGTGCCGGACTTTGTGCTGTATCAGGATCAAGCCGTCGAGCTAGACATTCTGTCCGATCGCATTGACGGATTGGTCAAAGCTCTGCGTGTTCGCGGCGTGTACGACGCCAGCCAGCCCGCCCTTCAGCGCCTATTGACCGAGGGCGATAACAACAGTCTGATCCCTGTGGATAAGTGGCTGGCCTTTGGCGAGAAAGGTGGGCTCAAGGGGTCTATTGACCTGCTGCCGCTGGACACTTTGGCCGCTGCCTTGGTGCAGTGCTATCAAGCCCGCGACAACATCAAGCAGCAGATTTACGAAATTACGGGTATCAGCGACATTATCCGTGGCGCGTCCTACGCCTCGGAGACTGCAACCGCCCAGCAGATCAAGGGTCAGTACGCTGGCCTGCGTCTGCGTTCCATGCAGGAAGAAGTGGCGATGTTTGCAACAGAGCTGATTCGCCTCAAGGCGCAGGTCATTTGCAGCAAGTTCCAGCCGCAGACCATTCTGTCCTATGCCGCAGCACAGCAAATGCAGCCGGTGGATCAGCAGATGATCCCGCAAGCGCTCCAGCTTCTCAAAGACCGCCCGCTGCGTAACTTCCGCATCGAGGTAGCCGCCGATTCGCTGGTTCAGATTGACGAACAGCAGATGAAGCAAGAAAGGCTGGAGTTCTTGCAGACCTATTCCAACTTTATGAAGCAGGTATTGCCGATTGCCCAGTCCATGCCCATGACCGCACCAATGGTGATTGAGCTTATGAAGTACGGGGTGGCAGCGTTTAAGCAGGCGCGTACAATTGAGGGGACGCTGGATCAAACATTGGATCAGTTCAAGCAGATGGCCGCACAGCCCCCGCCGCCGAATCCAGAAATGCAGAAGGTTCAGGCCCAGACGCAGATGGATCAGGCAAAGCTCCAGCAGGAGGCGCAGATCGCGCAGCTGAAGCTCCAGCATGACGCCCAGATTGAGCAGATGAAGGCCCAGTTTGAGTCAGAGCGCATTGCCCGCGAACAGGAGTTTGAGCGTTGGAAGGCTGAACTGGACGCCAATACCAAAATTGTCTCGGCCCGAATCGCTGCCAATCCTGGCATTGACATTCAGCAGCTTGAGCAGACAGATCAGGTTGTGGATCGGGTCATGCAGAATGTTAATGCGTCGGTTGCGGATGCCGTTAACCAGATGGCCGCCATGCACAGCCAGATGGCCGACCTGCACCGGCAGTCCACCGATCACATCAACAATGTCGCTGAGGTGCTAAAGGCGCCCAAACGCATTATTCGCGGCCCAGATGGTCGGGCAGTCGGCGTTGAGGCGGTTCAGGCCGCCAAGACCGGCCCCGTATTGATCCAGAAGCCCACGCGCATCCAGTAGGGGTAAGAAATGGCATTAGTTCTGAATGACCGCGTTAGGGAAACAACCACCAGCGTCGGTACTGGATCTGTTGTTCTGGCTGGTGCCGCAACGGGCTATCAGGCGTTCTCGACCATCGGCGATGGCAATACGACGTACTACACCATTGCAGGTGGCTCGGAATGGGAAGTGGGTATTGGCACTTATACGGCATCCGGTAACACCCTAGCCCGTACTACCGTCCTGTCATCAAGCAGCGGCGGTTCGCTGGTTAGCTTCTCGGCTGGAACCAAAGACGTATTCGTAACCTATCCGTCAGAGCGGGCGATTTATACCAACGGCGCTAGCACCCAGATTGTTGCAACTGGCAACCTACCCGTTACCAATCTCAACAGCGGAACCGGAGCCTCTGCGTCAACCTTTTGGCGCGGAGATGGCACCTGGGCAACCCCGGTTGGTGGCGGCGTAACGTCGTTCTCTGCGGGGTCCACGGGCCTTACGCCTAGCACGGCGACGACTGGCGCTATTACGCTGGCGGGTACGTTGGCGGTCGCCAACGGCGGCACAGGGGTTACAACATCCTCTGGCGCAAGTTCTGTTGTACTGCGTGATGCAAATAACAATATCACTGCAAACGCATATTTCAATGGCTTCAACAGCATTACAGCGTCTGGTACAGCAGTAACGCTGACAGTGGCATCTGCTCCTGTTCAGTACGTTTCTGGGTCGGGAGGGCAAACAATCAAGCTCCCAGACGCAACTACGCTGCAAAACGGAACAATATTTTCTTTCAACAACAACCAGTCTAGCGGTGCAATCACCGTCAACAACAATTCAAACACTCTAATTGTTTCTGTTCCGTCTGGTGGATACACAACCGTAGTTTTGCTTAGTAATGCTACGTCTGCTGGAAGCTGGGATAGGCACGACCAGACACCTAGTAACGTATCGTGGTCAACCAACACATTTGATTACGCGGGTTCTATTACATCTGCGACATGGAACGGCGTTGCGGTTGCTGCAAACCGTGGCGGTACAGGCCAAACATCATATACAGACGGCCAACTTCTGATTGGCAACAGCACTGGCAGTACATTGACCAAAGCCACGCTGACTGCTGGCAGCGGAGTCACCATCACCAACGGTTCTGGCTCAATTACCATTTCAGCTACTGGTGGTGGCGGTACTGTTACGTCTGTCACCGGAACCGCCCCCATTTCGTCCTCTGGTGGCACTACGCCCGCAATCTCAATTAGCCAAGCATCTTCCACAACAAACGGCTATTTGAGCAGCACCGATTGGAATACGTTTAACAGCAAGGGTTCTGGCACTGTTACAGCCGTTTCCGTGACCTCGGCTAATGGACTGGCTGGCACATCCAGCGGCGGCGCTACGCCCGCCCTGACGCTTTCTACAACCGTTACCGGCGTCCTGAAAGGAAATGGGACCGCAATTAGTGCGGCAGTCTCGGGTACGGATTACGCCCCCGCTACATCCGGCACTTCTATCCTTAAGGGCAGTGGCACGGGTGGATTCAGCGCCGCTACGTCAGGAACCGACTATGCTCCGGCAACTAGCGGCAGCAGCATCCTTTATGGAAACGGTGCAGGCGGTTCTAGCAATGTCACGGTGGGGTCGGGACTATCCTTCTCTGCCGGAACGCTGTCTGTCACTGGTCCCACGGGTTATCCAGGCGCAGGTGTTGCGGTATCTACAGGCTCCGCATGGGGTACGTCACTCACTGCACCCAGCGGTGCGCTTGTTGGAACGACGGACACCCAAACCCTGACTAACAAGCGTGTGACGCCGCGCATCCAGTCTGTAGCGTCTGCCGCGACAATCACACCTACCGGCGACACGGCGGATCAGTACGAAGTTACGGCCCTAGCGGTTCCCGCCACGATTGCAGCCCCATCTGGCACGCCGACTGACGGCCAGAAATTGATGCTGCGCATTATCGACAACGGCACTTCTCGCGCCCTGACTTGGACTACAACCGCAGGTGCGTATCGCGCCCGTAACGTCATTTTGCCGACCGCGACCGTTGCATCGAACCAGATGTATGTCGGCTGCATATATAACTCGGCAGATAACTTCTGGGACGTTCTGTCTGTATCCACTGGATCGGGAACTGTTGGCACGGTTACGTCCGTAGACGTTTCTGGTGGTACTACCGGCCTTACAACTTCCGGCGGCCCGATCACAACCAACGGCACGATTACGCTGGCCGGCACCCTTGCTGCTACCAATGGCGGTACGGGCCAAACGTCCTATGCGGTTGGAGATTTGCTGTATGCGTCAACAACCACTGCCGTGTCCAAGCTGGCCGACGTTGCGACTGGCAATGCGCTGATTTCTGGTGGCGTAGGTGTGGCCCCGTCTTACGGCAAGATCGGTCTAACTACGCACGTTTCGGGAACGCTGCCTGTCGCCAATGGTGGAACCAATCTAACGGCATTTACTGCTAACGGCATCATGTATGCCAGCAGTACTAGCGCCCTTACCACTGGCTCCGCCTTGACGTTTACAGGAACAAATTTGTACGTCGCAGGCGGCGCAAGCACCCCGGTTGTAGCGGTCACATTCTCGGCCACTGCGATGACGGTGAACTGCCAGCTTGCCAACGTGTTCTCCACGACCTTCACGGCTAACGTGACCACGGCCCCGACGATCAGCAACCCGTCTGATGGTCAGACTATCAACTGGTTCATCACGCAGGATGCGACGGGAAGCCGCACGATGACTTGGCCGACCAGCTTCAAGTGGGCTGGCGGTACGGCTGGCGTTCTCTCGACCGCTGCAAATTCGGTGGATCTGGTTGTGGCTACCTACCGTAGCGCGACTGGGTTCTGGTACGTCTCACTGTCAAAGGCGTTCTCATAATGACTTTCATGGCGAGAACTTTGGGGTATGGCGGCGCTGGTGTCGTTACGGGTCAGGTCGCCTATACGACTCCGGGTACATACACATGGGTTGCTCCGGCTGGTGTGACGAAAGTCTCCGTTGTAGTGGTTGGAGCAGGCGGTAACGGGGCGAATGGTACTAGTTGTTACCCAATTAGCGGTGGTGGAGGCGGTGGCGGTGGGGCGCTTAGTTACATAAACAACAGCAGCGTAACTCCAAGTTCTGGTTATACCGTTGTGGTTCCTGCTGGGGGAAGCGGAAGCTGTACGTACGCATATTTCAATTCAACAGGTACTTGGTGTTCAGCCACTGTTTATGCACGTTCTGGCTACAACGCTTGCAATTGGGTAGGAGGCAACGGCGGCATTGGACACGGGGGCTGTGGTGGCGCAAATGGTGGTCATGGCGGCTACTCTTGTTGTTACCGGAATGGTGGTGGCGGCGGTGGTGCCGCTGGATATTCTGCGC